AAATATTAAGAATAATTTTTCTTATACTTCACCCCACCCCCTCCCAAAAACGAGACTATAATTTGAGCGCATTGCGAGACAAATTTCGATTGAAAGGTCGATGTACTTTCAAAAAATATTCAATCCATTCTTCACCAAAAACGATCATAGAATTTACAACCATAGCGACGAAAATTTTTTTCAAAAAATATCATCAAAACTATTGCAAAAAATTCACACCTATTATATAATGGAATCAAGTTAGAAATGGAGGTGAAAAAAAGTGACAGATGAAAAAGGTCAAGCCTATACGGAAATGTTGCAACTATTTAATTTACTTCAACAATGGAATGATTTCTACACTGCAGAAAATGCAAATAATTTATTAGTTGCTTGTCAACAATTATTGATTAATTACAATGAACCAGTCATTAAATTTATCAACGATGAAAATGAAGATAAGTCCCTACTTCAATATTTAGCTGGTGATGATGGTTTAGCACAATGGCAATTTTACAAAGGTTTTTATAACAACTACAATGTACACATTTTCTAATGAACTGAGTTAATACTATATTCTACTAAAATATAATAAACGGAGGTGTGTTGATGAATTATATTGATGTTGAAATTAAGGGTTTTACAATTTACTCAAAAAATGATAGACATGAAGAGTATGACTTTTTTATTCCTAAACAAGATTATAGAATTACTAAACGTGAAATATTACAACATATTCCAGAAGGTCATACGCTACTCGACAGTAAACGAACATCAAAAATGATTACAGTTTCATATGATGAATTATTAAAAATTGAAATATAAAGGAGATTAAAACAATGGCAAATGTAAAAGATTTATTAAACAAATATTCAAACGGTGGTGCAAAATTCGAGTATGACAATGAAAAAGAAAGAGATTACATCAAACTAGGTGAATTGGATTCATCAAAAACATACCCTATTGAAGCACTATTTATTAATACCAAAGGTAAATTTGGTGATCAAGGTGTTATTATTAGTGGTGATTATATTGTAAATCTACCTAATCACTTAACAGAAATGATTGAAGATATGAGAAAAGATGAAGAAATGGTTGATGCAATCAATCAACGTTTATTTGATTTTGAAATTTATGAATTTGAATCTAAAAAATATAATCGTAAATCACATAGTATTAATTTAGTACCTAGTGAAAAAACAAAACAAGAGGTTGAACCTGAACCTGAGCAACGTAATCCGTTATATCGTGAACCTGAATCTGAAAAAAAAGTAGAAAATGATCGACGTAACCCGTTCGCTCACGCTAATGGTGCAATTGATATTAGTGATGAAGATATACCATTTTAAATAAAAATTAAATAAAGGGGGCAATGCCTCCTTTTTTATTATGGAGTGATAAATATGTTTGGTACTATTGTGACAATTGGATTATGTTTATATGGTATAATTGCATTATTAGTGGTTTCAATTGTAAATTATAAAAGGAATGATTATATGAACTTAATTCAAGCATATTATAAAATCGTTAATGCACTCAATGATTATGATTTAACAGATGAACAAAAAGAAAAACTTGAACAAGCACTATTTGAAATCACTTGTGTATTAAACGATTTAGAAAGCGAGGGAAAATATTTTGATTATTAAACATCAAATAAAACTACATTTAAACGAATTGATTGATTGGGTGTGGAGACATAATATCAAGAATGAAAAATATTACTCAAATAATGGTTCATATGTGATATTTGATCATGGTGCAGTCGTTGAAACGTATATTATTAATAAAAATGATTTATTTAATGTGACTGATGAAACAGAAATCACACTTGATACACCAATTCAACATTTTTTAGAAAAGGATATGTATGGTAATTATCGTGAACATTTTGATATATCAATTCATCAATTATTGTTTTTAAATACAACAACTGATTTATGGTTAATTAATAACGATGATTCACACATTTTAATATATAAAGACGGAAAACTCATTGATGAATATATGTATCATGAATTTGAATATGAAGCCAATCAGAATAAGCATATTTACCAAAATAATAAAGCAAGTGGTACATACCCACATCAAAGCGAACAAAACGTAAAAAAACCGAACAATCACCCTACCCCAAAACCTGAAACACCTGAAGATCACACACCAAAAGTTAGAACAGTTAAGACATTAAACGGTACAGTAATGAAAGATTATACACCCGTTTCATCAATACAATATGTTAAATCTGTTGGAATCATTGGTGACAGTGTGGGTAAAGGCGCGCATGCTTCATATAACTTTGGTGATTATATTAATGAAAAAAGTGGTGCAAAAATAAAAAACTTATCAGTCAGTAGTGCCACAATGAGTGATGTGAAAGATAATAATATCATTAATCAAGCGAAACAATTAAAAGATAATGAACTCGTGATTATACAGGGTACTGATGATGATTGGTTGTTTAATTCTAATACAGGTGTTGAAGTAGGAAATAAACTTACAGATACGAAAACATATATCGGTGCATTTTATAAGGTTATCGAAACGGTTAAAGAAAATAACCCAAAAGCTAAAATCATAGTGATTACACCTACAAAACAAGCAAAAGTTGACGATACTGGAAAAGTAATCAGACGTGATACAGATAAAAATAAAAAAGGTTACACGTTGAAAACCTATGTTGACGCACAAGTAAAAGCAACTAAAGATTTAGGATTAGCTTTATATAATGCGTATGATGATTCATTGATTAATCCATATGAAGCAAAATTCAGACAATCGTCAATGAAAGATGGATTACACCCAACAAAATGGGGACATGAAGTAATGTACTACCGTATAGCAGAAACATATCATAAAAAATTTGATTGAGGTGTAGTAAATGAGAAGTGGTAATAAAGGTAATCGCATTGCACGTTCAAATGCGTTTAGAAATGCAACAAGCAAAAATCAATCAACGTATGAACGTGACGGTTTTGTTTTTTTATTTGATGATGAAGAATTACAAAAAGAATATATACATGAATATAACAAATTTAATAATTTATTTGTGGAAAAAGGAAAGGTTAAATTACCTAAACCGAAAAAGATAAGTTATATTGATGCTAAAAGTTTAGTCAGTGGAAAGAATCAAGAAAAGTTAACAGAAATAGAAAATGTTTATAAACAATTGGACTATGACTGGGAAGAAAAAGGGAATATGCACAAACGCCACCTATTCCAAGAAGCAGTCAAAGAAAATGACGGCTCACAAGAAATATCACACTTTATTAAATCAACTGAAAAGTTATTTGAGGAACTCGCAGAAGCAACGAACGTACCAGATATTGTCAATAAAAAACAAGTGAAATATAACGTGGTTTATTACGTCAGACGGGTAGGTTAAAATATGTTTGAAAACATTCAAGATATTATTGATTATTATTCAAGTAAGGAGGGACAACATGAAAAAGTCACGACTGAATGAGGTCAAAGATTATCAAAATTTTGTAACTAAGTTTAGACGATCTATTCCAAAGCAATATAACCAAATTGAACTTGTTGATGATTTAATGAATTTAGATATAGATTTTCTTATTTCTATATCAAACCGTTCAGATGGTAAAACATTCAACTATGTTGCTTTTTTTATGAAGTTAGCCATTGATTTAGACATCAAATTCACACTACTAGCAAGACACCATACGTTACGTGACGCATACAGAGAATTGTTAGAACGTATTTGTATCGAACAAAAACATTTTAACGATAATGATCTATTCTTTAGAAACACACAAGACTATATAGCTGTTGGATATGGTGATAAAGAAATAGGGATTATTACACATCTCAATAACGCAACAGATTTAAAATATCATTCCAACTTCATGAAAAACTTTCCTATTATCATCTATGATGAATTTTTAGCATTGGAAAGTGACTATTTGATAGATGAGTGGGAAAAGTTAAAAACGATTTATGAATCTATTGATAGAAATCATGGCAATATTGATTATATTAAAATTCCTAAAATCGTATTATTAGGTAATGCTGTGAACTTTTCAAGTCCACTACTTGCAAACTTAAATATTTATGAACAATTACAACATCATTCTAAGTTTGCGATGAATAGTAAACGTCAATACGGAAATATCATGTTAGAAATGAGGCGTAATGAATTTTCTAATGAGAATCGTAATACACGTGCATTTAATACGGATCATGATTCAATGACAACGGGTGAATTTGATTTCAATACATTTAATTTAGCTGATGATCATTTACGTGCACATATATCGAGTAATGGAAACTTTTTCTATATTAAAACCCCTTACAATTATATTAAAGTAATGTATCACTTGAATGACTATCAAACGAATATTAAAGTCGTGCCTTATGCAGACAATTATCAGTTTTGTACTGATGTTTCAGATGTTGAAAAAAACGCAATATATTTAAAAGATACATTTTATAAGGAAAATCATTCTAAACGTTATTATAACCCCTCAAATCTTCATTTTGACAATGCTTATAGTAAGTCTTTTATATTGAATCAAGATGATTTTATTTATCTAAACATGAACAAAATTATTAAGTATCATTTAAAAACTGAACGTAATAAAAACGGTTACAAACCTTTTGAACAAAAAGAAAAAATGTATTATGATAATTACATTGAACGTACCAAAAAAAATCTAGTCAAATCATTTATAAGCAATGTGTAAAGTTTTTACATATTGCTTTTTATGTGTTATAATGAATTTTGATTAGAGGTGTAGAACATGGGATTATTAGAAGCAATGCAAAAAAATAAAGGTCAAAAACATATGTACCTTTATTGGGATATAGAAACATTAAATTATAATAAAATTGCTGGTAGAGAAAAACCTACAAAATATAAAAACGTGACATACAGTGTTGCAATTGGTTGGTATGATGGACAACATATTGATGTTGAAGTTTTTTCTAGTTTTAAAGCCTTTTATCAATCTTTTTTCGAATATGCACAAAGACGAGATACAATAACAAAATCACAAACTACAATCAATATGATCGCACATAATTGTAATAAATATGATAATCACTTTCTACTACACGATACACAAAATTTCTTTGGTGATGATTTAATTATTGAAAATTTATATATGAAAAGTGCTGATGATAATTCAAATACAGTTAATATCAATGAAGCAAAATTATTATCTAAAGAAACCAATGTGATTTTAGAAAAACGTGTGAAATCAAGTATTAATTTAGATTTAATGATGTATTTAAAAGGTTTTAAGTTTAATATTATAGACAATTTTATGAAAACCAATACATCAATCGCAACACTCGGTAAAAAGCTCAAAGACGGTGGGTTTATCAGTGAAGATGAGTTAAAAACTGATTTTGAATATGATGTGTTTGATGTTGAACATGATATGACAGATAAACAAGCTTATGATTATGCTTATGAATGTTTTCATCAACTTACAGCATCACAAATGACCTATATTAGAAACGATGTCATCATATTAGGTATGTGTCATATCCATTATAGTGATATATTTCCCGGATTTGATTATAGTGCGATGACCTTTAGTGTAAATATTATGAAAAGCTATATTAATAATGAAACAACACGATTGCAATTACTCAATAAAAAAGGTAAACAAAAAATATCATATACGGACTTTACATTTTTTGATATGAATTTTTATGACTTTATCAAAGGTTTCTATCGTGGTGGTTTAAATATGTATAATTCACGATACGTTGACAAAATCATTGATGAGGAATGTTTTTCAATAGACATAAATAGTAGTTATCCCTATGTGATGTATCATGAAAAATTACCGATGTATATTTATGATTTTGATGAATATGAACAACCGACAACGATACACATTGATTTAACCAATAAAGATTATTTTTCACTTTATAAAATGGATAAGGTCACATTTAATCGTACTATTTTAAGAAATATTGAAAGTGATTTAATTAAGCAATGTCTTGTTAAATACTACAATAATGACAAAAAGTTTGTTAATATAAATACAAACACTTTACGCATGATTGAAGATTTAACGGGTTTAACTTTTGACAAAATAAAAGTGTTTGCTTTTGTGTGTTATGAATGTGAATACTTTGGCGCTCGTGATATTATTCATCATAATTATTTCATCAAAACGCAAGGTAAATTAGATAAAAAAATCATTATGGATTCACCCTATAATTACACGATCACTGATGAAGTCAATACACATACTTATTCAAAAGAAGAAATCATGTTAAGTAAAGTTGTTTTAAATGGTCTGTATGGTATACCTGCTTTACGGTCACATTTTAATTTGTTTAGACGTGATGAGGACGGTTTTTTAGTTAACCATGAAAATGGATATAAAAACAGTGAACGTAATTTATTATTTTCTACTTTTGTGACATCACAAGCCCTTTATAATTTACTTGAACCATTAAAGTCATTAACACAATCTGAAATAGATGACTGCTTTATATATTGTGATACTGACAGTTTATATTTAAAATCAAAAATTAAACATAAAATAAATGATGAATTATTTGACCCTATTGCATTAGGTAAGTGGGATATAGAAAATCATGTCATTAAAAAAATGTATGTACTCAATCATAAAAAGTACGCCTACCAAAAAGAAGATAACACAATTAAAATTGCCAGTGCAGGTATTCCATTAGACGCATTTAATAAGAATCAATCTTTTGAAAATTTTATTAAAAATGATTTTCACCATAAAGCAATTGTGTATAACAATAAATCCATTTATAACGAACAAAAAACAATATCTATTTACCCGTCAAAAACATATATTGAAAAGGGTACGCCTTATGATTATTATTTCACTAAAGAATTAGAGGATAGAAAAGAAGATGTTTTAAAACAAGCAAGACAAGAATATGATGATGTGAATGATGATGATATATTATATATAGAGAGTGAAGTAGGCGCTTTTTCATTTAGTGACTTATTTCCATATCAATTTGAAATTAAAAATAAATGTGATCTTAACATATTATATATGGTTCATCAAGATATAAAAAATGACGCTACATCATAGTAGCGTCTTTTTTCGAGGTATAGTGACATGTTTCGCCTGTCTACGGATTATGTTTTGTTGTTTATTTACTAGAATGTTCTAGCATACTTATATTATAGCATAAAATTTATTTAATACCACTAAAGAACATAATATTATCTCCTGCATTTTCCGGTACACCATCAATCAGTGCATATTCAACAACACGACTAGGCGCCCAATAAGGTGGTACGTTATAGTTAGCTGTTAAAAATGAACCATCTTTAAATACTGCTACAACAACACCTGTATGTCCGACACCCGGTAACATCGCTTGTAGGTAATTAGGTTTACTACTGAATCCATAGCCAACTGTTGGTCGGTGTGTCACACGTGCGCCTTGATTACGATATACCACCCAAACACGTTGACCGTTTGTGACTTGATTATCCCATGCAGGTTGTCTTTTACCCCATATTTGGTGCATATAAGCCCATGTCAATTCTGTACATTGTCCAGTATCACCTGTATTAACAAATGGACTACCTGCTAAATATTTTGGATCAAATTTAGGTACTTCAATGGCATCTTTATACTTTTGTGGTAAATTGGAATAAGTCCAGTTACCACCTATTTTTCTTCCACTTTTTCCATTAGGCGCAACGGATTTACCAGCTTTTCCACCATGATCACCATCACTATCATCAGCACCCGTATCATTTCCACTACCTCCATCAATTCTTGATATTAAGTCTTTCATTTCATCAAGTAATTTTTGATTCATATTTAAACGATACGTGTTATTATATGTTTTGGTGATAGTGAACATTTGATTTGAAAAAAATTTATCAGTACCAATAGAGTGCAAATCCCACTGCATACTGTCTTGTAATTTTTTGAGAAATTCTTCAAAGGCACGTGCCACAACATCAAGCCCACCACTAGGACTACTAGAACTACTTGAACCACTACTTGATCCTCCTTTACCGTCTATTTTACCACCCCAACCCAAAATGGTATTTGCTGCGTCTAAAAATGGATTACCGTAAGTTTGAACTCTATTATAACTTGCTTGTAATCCCTCAGGATAATAAGCAGCCCAAGTTGCAGCAGCTGTTAATGGTATATAAGCACGTCCTACTTTTCCATTTTTCATATTATGTGAAAAGTCATAATTTCCTTTCGCTTTTACACTAGCAGGAACAAAGTCAACTGGATTTCCTTGGTCTATCCAACTTGGCGTACCTGCTTGACGTGATTGTGAAACAAGTTTACGTGCCACAAATTGTGCATCGGTTAAATAATTTCCCTGTGGTGATGTATGATTTAACCAACCCCAACTACCATTATATCCCTCATTTTTTTCATATGCTGCAAAAAGAGCAGGTGAAACTCCAATGCTTTTAACTGCATTAAGGACTTGCTTAATTTTAGTTGAACTATTTCCACACCATGCAGAAAATCGACCTATACCCTTAACTTTTCCGACTAAATCATCAACACTTAATCCAAAATCATCATTTAAATTGGAATGTATAAACTTATCAATTTTTTCTTTATCATTCATCTTTTCCACCCTCTTTTTTTCCACGTATCACTTTTAATTTTTCACCTATTTCATCTGGAATAAGAACCCCCATTTCTGCACAGTTTTCAATAATAGATAATCCCTCATTAGCAATATAGAAAAAGATTGTTACCATTAATAATCCATTATTTAAGTTTAAAATTTGATCGATAATATTTGCTAAAATAATAATACAGAAAACAAGTATTTTACGACCGAATCCATACATTGATTTTCTACTCCATAAATTTTTATTTTTAAAACCTTTTGCTAAACCTGTAATAATATCAACACACATTAATATCATTAAAAAATAGAGTAATTTTAAATCACCTGCATAGATAAATGTATGAAAAATATCTGTTTGTGTGTATTGTACATTGATTTCACCTTTTTGTTCCATTAAATATCCTACTTTCTAAATTTATTTTTAAATACATTTTGTGCCATTGGATTATTTGAACCATCATTGTGCCAAAATCTTACACCCGTTTCAAGTAATACTTTTAACTGTTCTAAAAGCATTGGATCAATACCATCAATGGTATATGTACCTCTCATTCTTAAATAATTGCATACCGTCCATGAATCAATTGGAAACGGTGTGCCTGCTTGATCGTTGGTTTCAAAACCTAACATAAAATAATAACGTTGGATATTATCCATATCAAATGGTGCGGGTACACCAATTTTCATAGTTAATCCATTAATACTATTTGCGATTTGGAAAGCATTTCCCATTTCTGAACTTGTTACTGTTGGTGGTTGTAATGCTAAATCCTTATATTCTGCTCGTAATTCTTTATAGTAATTATATTCATCATTAAATTTTGAAAATAATGCCGTTGGTGAAAGATTTGATCCAATGCTTACAGCATCATAAAATCTTGATTTTAAATCATTACCATTGACAACATTATTGATTCTATTTGAAATTAAATTACTTTGTGCATTTTTTTGTTTATTAGCTTGTTGTGATTGAGCAAGTAATCCATTATCAATCAAAATAGGTACTTCAGCAAAGCTATCAAATGTAATAGCTGTATTTAAGAATGAACCTGTATCTATTAATATTGAATTATCACTTGCTTTGATTGGTTTTTCATTAGGTGCACTGTTATAATCTACTGGATAAATACGTACCTCGTTATGATATCCAATAATAGATTTTGTTTTTAATTTAACACCTGTTCTTTCTGTTATTTTTCCTGCATCAAGTAGTAAACTGTCACCATTCCATGAATATATTTCAATCGTTAAATATTCATTTCTAACTAAATGTTTTAATTCATCTTGATTACTATTTAACATATATTGCAATCGTTCAAATGGTACACGTAATTCTTTTAATTCCCACTCATTAGATAATTTATCATTTTTAAGTGTCATTAATCCTTTTATATCTTCTTGTGTTTTGACTGCTTCTAAATCATCTTTATTAATAAATGTTGCAGGTATTAATATGATTTTTTGAAAGTTTTGTGTAATCCATGGATATTTACTCATTTTATCCATAAAGTTATTAAAATCCTCACGATTCATGACATATAAATTAACTGGACTTGTAATGTAATCGTAAGTAATTCCTTTTGAAGATTCTAAGTTTGGTTCTTTTTTAGTACCAAATTTTTTAGATAAATCAGCACTTGATTGGAATAAAACAAGATTACCACCAAACTGTTCAAGATAATTATTCAGATAGTATTTGTTACTGGCTTTAATAACATCATCATTATTTCTCAGTGATGGTAACAAATAATTATAGACCTCACGTGGTAAATGTTGACGTTCAACAAAAGCATTTTGAACAGTAGATAATACATTGCCCTGTGTGTAAGTCATGACTGTATCAATGACTAAATACATACGCGTCACATGATCATTGACATATTCAATTTGATTGACAAACGCGTAATAACGTCTATTTTCAAAATCAGATTTAAATGTACAATAATTGATACCCTGTGCGTCTTGCCATGACATTTGTTCAAGATTCACCATATTTCTATCACGTATAAAATTAAATGGTATATTTTTGTAATCAATCGCATAAAAGTGATTTTCATTTAAAAAATAATGATCACGTGCAGCATTTGATGGAAAGTGAATTGTATTCTGATAATCTGTCATTGGTGTATTATAGAAAAATTTAAAATGTGTTAATTTTCTATCTGCCATTTCTTATCCTCCTTATATGTAAAAAATAGACACGCTTTCACGTGTCTATTATATCATAATTTAGTCTATAAATACTGTATTAATTGGACACCATTCATCGCCCGTTGGTGAATCATTTGTTGTACCCTCTAAGACAATATCTCCCTCACGTTTAATTGTGATTCTCATAAAGTTGATTGACCCACTTTTTTTAGATGTATTTTGTACATAATAATGTGGATTTGACAACTCACCACTGATAGGAATTTTACCAACTGTGTTATTGTCACCTTTATATCCATTGACTGCACCACGTAAAGCAATAGTTCTAATTCCTTTTACAGTTGTTATTCTATATTGTGGTGGATCAGTATGTGGTGTTAATCCACTACCAGTGATGTTAATATTTTTCCAACCTGTATCTGTAATATTAATTTCATTGATTTTATTCGTATTCGATTGAATTTTTTCATTTGTTTCGTTTGTTGTTTCGTCAATCTTTTCTGATAACGTTTTTTGTTCTTGTTTCAATTCATCGATATTAATTGAATCAATTTTTTGTTCATTATCATAGATACGTTTTTCATTATCTGATAGTTTTTCTTGAACTTCTTGTACTTCATCTGGTAAAAATTCAACCTTTTTTATTTTTTCTTCATTATTATAAATACGTTGTTCGTTATCTGATAATTTTTCTTGAACTTCTTGAACTTCATCTTGTAATGGTTCGATACTTTCTAAATGAAGAAAACCATTTTTTGTGTAAATGTAAACATCACCATCAACGGTTGAACATATATCATTTTCGTCAAGAAGATTTGTATTAAAATTTTGTAGGTTATAAATATCTTTGACACTTCTTACAAATTTACTTGCCATGCTTTTCAACCTCCAATTTTCCCCAAAGATTTTTTTCATTTTTAATTTTTTCTTGTTTATCTTCAATATGACCTATTGGCATATAGAAATATTTATCGCTTGAACCTTTTTTAGCGTATTTAAACTTAATCCACCATAATTTTGCTTGTTTATCTTTTATGATTTGATAAAACGGTACATATTCATTAGGTTGTATATATGAATCTTTATCAACCTCTTTTGCAGTCATACCATAATCATATCTAGGAACAATCGGTAATGTATTTGTTTTATGAGCAGTAAATGTACCACGCCAATTATATTTAACGTATTTATTTTCACTCACTTGTGGTTTATCAGGTGTTTTTCCACCGTTTGCATAATGTTTAATACGAGAGATAAAGTAATCAATCAATTTTAATTGGTTTGCTCTTGTATTTGGTGCATTAACCCCTATGTGTATATCCCAACTACGATGAGGACAAGACGTTGAAAAGTATTCACGATGTAGGTGAACCGTATTACGATTAATTGGTAAATTGTATGATTTCATCACATCGGCAACAACTTTAAAAGTAGCTTCTTCATTTTTCATAAATGTTTCATCAGATATATGATTTGGATAACTTTCACAGACTTCAAAACCAATTAAATGTTGGTTTGCGTATTGATTTCCACAATGCCACTCAACAAAATTTGTAGGGTGATACCATAAAACCTCATTACGATTGATATAAACTGAAGCCCAACCCTGTGTATACGTACCATTTTGTTCACGTGTATATAACCAGTTTAAATATTGGCTAGGTGTCATTGAACCGTAATCATTATGAATGACTACGCCATCAATACTAGGTTTTTGACCTGTCAACTTTTGACCTTTAATGTGATTTGAATAAATGTTTTTCATTATAATACCTCCTTAAAATTTAAGGATAGGCAAAGCCTACCCTAGAATAATCAACCCTTTACTTGATAATGTTTGAGGGTCAACATTGGTAGAATATCCATGGTCTTTATCTGTAAATATCCTACTACCATTATACACGTTATAAACTGTTTTGTTACTAGATATGTTAGAACCAAAACAAGTAATTTCACCACCACGTGTTGCATAAACGGGTTCATTTTTAGTACCTGAAATATTTGACGCTTCGGCGAACACTTTAGACGCATAAGCTAAAATACCAAAATCACCACTACCTTTAATTGTGATTCTATCTGCAAATATTTGACCACCACGTGTGGCTTCAATACCGTTACGACCTGCACGTTCAATCACTGCTTCATTAATAGAAATCACTGAACCATATGCCAATACGTTATCATCTTTTGAACGTGATACTTTCGCACCATATGCAGCGACATATCCACCACGTGTGGCTTCTAATCCACGACGACCATTTCCATCACAATTAATCAATTGACAATACACATCACCTGCATAAGCAAGTACGCCATTACGTTTATTTCCATTCGTTGTTGATAATCTTGCTTGAACTGTTGAACCATGTGTACATTGGATTCCGTCAAGTCCGTTTTCATTTGCATTACCACTTGTGAAATCCACTTTTGAATTGTTACTTGCTATGACACCATGCCATTTATTACGTGAAGCTGTAGCTTTAGTAGCATCAATTGAACAACCTCTATTTGCCATAATACCACTTGCACCACAACCATTAGCAATCCCTTGATCAAAGTTAATATTTGATGAACGGGTAGCAATGACACCGTATGTTGTTTGTGAATTTGAGCAATCAGAATATCTTAAATCAATATCACTTGAGGCGTAACTAACAACGTTATCATCAATAGTATCAGTGATTTTACAGTTTCTAGCACTGGCTTGTGAACCTGTGGTTACCATTAAACCATGATGACCGTTGAAACGTGCTTCAGTATAATCTATATAACCACTTGCACCATGTGAGAAATGAATACCAATCTCACCACAACGATTGACTGTCATGTAATTGGCTGTGAGTGATGAGTTAAATATTCTTATTCCATCACCATACATATTTTGTTGATTGTTAAATTCTTCTAATTGTTCACGATTACCATTGTAGGAAAAATCACAATAGTTGGCCCCTATATGTGAACCATTGACACCACATAAACCAATAAAATTAAAGTGTGTTGACCCACCACGTTCAGTCATTTCAAACGTTGTATTATCCATTAAGAAACCACAGTTAATACTATCTGAAAAATCTTTGTTTTGAAGTTTAAAATCAATTTTAGGGAATGTTGAATTAATTCCATAAAATAATGGTTTTACTCTAAAAATTGGATTTGTTTTTATTTCAACTTGACGATTTAATTCAGTTTCATAGGCTTCTACAATATCATTTTCTGATGTAATCGTAATATGATTATAACGTTTATCACGTAAGAATAATTGTTCGCCCATCTTGTAATCTTTAAGTAAAATCACACGTATAGATTTTGGTTGTACAATTAAATCTTCAATATGTTCAAAACAATGATTCAATGTATCAAAGTCACCTTTTTGTCCGACTGTATAAGTCACATCAGTATTTGATAATGTTAAAGCGTCGTATGTTTCTTTCATTTTTTGTATATCATCTGCTAAACCATTGACAAAATCACATAATTCAAAAATAAAACCATTGAAACGTGCTAAGTAATCATAATATGATTTTGAATTGGTATTGTAATCTGCATTGTCTGTATAAAATGGTAATCGTGACACACCACGTCTATATCCGTATTCATTATTGTAGTTGATTCGACCGTTATTAATATACATTGTTTATCCTCCTACCATATGTGTAAAAAACATTCTTTATCATATGTTTTAAATATTGTATCACGCATGGAATATAATTTTTGTAAGTTATCAATTAAGTATTGTTTTGTTAAACCTGTACGATTCATTTCATTTTGTGACTCAGTATTACGTTTCGTATCACTTTCACCGTTTCTTAATGAATCAAACGTATTATCTTTTGTACCTGTTTTTTCTGATACTGTTTCACTGGTATTTTTATCTCGTGAAATCGTGTTTGTGTCTGCATAATCAAGCACTGTATTATCTACATCAATATTCACTTGTGATTGTGGTAAAGTAGATTCAGCAGTACGGTTATCATCAAAACTTTTTGTAATTGTATCTTCATAATCTTTATATTCTTCATGACCTTTGTCTTGTTGTCTATCTTTCGTTTGACCTTGTTCAATGGCATTTTCTAATGCTTTGCCAATATCCGTTGACTGTGTGTCAGTCATTTGTTCAATATATTTATACATATCTGAACCATAGACACGATATATATATTCTTCATGTGTCATGGTGATGTATAATACTTGACTTGCAAAGGATTCTACTGTTTGACGACCTATTTCACGATATAAAAAACGCAATGTGAAACTTTCTTTAAAATATCGGTCAATCCGTTCATCATTAAACATGAAACCTTTAAAAAACATATTATCAACAATTTGTTTGACATCATCATCAAAATACAACATCTTTTGCATAAACGCATGTTTTGAATCGTTAAAGTGGATTCTATCATTATTAACAAATTCATTTAACCCTAAACGTTGTAATTCACTTTCAATGATTTCATATAACGTTGTTGTGTGTTTACTCAACTTTTCCACCACCAAAATTATCAGTCTTGATATTCATTATATCCATTTCAGATATAGCTTCATCATCATAATAAGGGTGAATATCCAAATTAAAACGACGATTTAACATTTCAAAAGGGTAGCGACCTCTTAAATAAATATTACTATTTGATGTAGTAAATGAACGGTTTGATTTTGCTTCAGTGTCACTGACACCACTTTCTTTATCTACTGCAAGTGAATTGACACCTAAGAAATTTGATAACTCACTGACTTTGTTTTGATACTCTCTTTTCATCTCAACTAAAGCAGTAGTTACAAAATCACTACCCAAATCAATGATATCTTCATCAGGATCAATATAATGATCTGTTTTAATAAAAGGTGCACCATTATACAATTTATTAATAAATTGGTTTATTGTTTCATCTTGAATATCAGATAAAAATATTTTACTAAATTTAGATTGCATAATAAGTGAAAAACGACTTAATATAATTTCTGCTAACTCATCACAATAATGTTCTATAATTTGATAATCATTATTTAAATTAATAGGTTTATTGCGTAATACAATAAAATCACCACTTTGGCAATTATCATAGTATTCAATTTCTAACGCATATTCTGGTCTTAAATATTCTGGAATGATAAATGTAATATCATCTTGAGTTAATCGTCTGTTAAAAGTTAAATTGAAGTTATTGATAAAATCGTTACTATTTTTATAATACATAGATTGAATATACCCTAATATCATAATGACACCATTTCTAGCTTTACCAACCACAACTTGATACCCTTGTCTTAATGCAATCTCAAGTTGTAAAAAGTCAATACCAACACTTTTTTGATTGGTGTAATTAATAAGTAGTGGTAAAAATTCAACGTAACGATTAAAAATTAACCGACGAAATCGGTTTCTATGTTCCATAATTCGTCGGTCAATATCTTCTGGCAATTCAACTTTTAAACCACCATTATTATCTTTACCAATATAATCGTTGTCTAAATAATTCATGGTTTAAAAGCCTCCTTATTATTCTGTTTCTTCGCTATCTTCTGGTTGTTCTTTTGGTGCTTCAGTGATTAATATTTTATTGAAGAAAGGTGACATGGCTTTAAATGAATAGTAATGAATCCAGTGTGTGACTTCATCAAATTCACCATTATAAAATGGCTCTTTTAACATGCCTTTTGTATTACGTTTGTATTTAAGTGCATTAATATCAAAGATAAATGCGAATAATTCGCCTTGTGGTTTAATTTCTTCAATATTTCCACTAAATTCTTTTAAGTTTGATACATCAAACGTAAATACTGAACCTGTAGGGATTACATCACCAATCATTGCTTGATAATCACCAAAAGCACGTAAGTAATTAATTGTATCTTCATTAGATAGTGTGACATCTTTTGTTGTTTTATACACACCACCTAAATCATCAAAACTGATAATGTGATCTGTGAAATCAATACCAGCCATTTGGAAAGTGTTCGCTATTTTCGTATCAAGTAAATATGATTTAAGTGAATCTGTCGTTAAAATTGCAATATCTTTTAATTTAGATACCGTTGTATATTGTCCTACTGTACCACCACTAGCTTTATGAACCTCATTGTATTTGGCACTGTTGTTTTGCATGTTTAAAATTGCTTCAAATACACGTTCAGTTAAATCTTCTTTTGATGAAGCAGTACGACGGTTTGAATCTTGTAATTGATTAATTGCATAATCAACCATCATTGCTCTTATTTCTTTTTCTTCTTGAACATTAATATCAGAAATCTTTTTACGTAATACACCTAACGCATAATTTGTAGCGTCACCTAATGTTTGGAAATTAAAACGAACATCATTATTATTCAATGTGAATTTCTGTTTTTTAACTATTCCGGAACCGTATAAACGCGTTGCCATTTGTGGATAGTTACGTTTTAACATTAATTCTTCTGATTTTGATAAATTCATTTCAATAGGGATCGTATCCATGATGACATATTCTTCAGAATATTGTCCGATAAAATCTTGCTCTTTTGCTAACCAATTAAAACGATTTCCCAATGCAATATCAATGAGTAATGTTTCATTGATTTTAGGGAATAAGTATTTATTCACATATGTTTCAAACATTGTATTTACATTAGACCAATTCTCACCAAAAGTCCATTGCTTACCATAATCATGGTTAAAATCTTGCAATGACGCTTTTGTTGAATCAGCAATTAAAGTAGGTATATCTGTTTTTTTAGTTGCCATTGTTTAACTCCTCCTATACTTCTTGTGTACCTTCATCACTATATGATTGTTTTGTTAATGAATGAACTTGTCGTCCGTATTCATCTTCTGATTTTGATGTAGCAATACTCATATTTTCATTTAATTCTCTTGATTTATTTAAACGTGAATCTTCATAATTGGCATGTGTCATGCCACGCATTTCATTTCCATCAAATACTGACATATTTTTCACTCCTTATAAATTTAACATTTCTTTAATTTCTTCACTTGATTCAATACCATCTGTTTCTTGATCGTCATCAACTTCAGTAGGTGATGTTTTATCTTCAAAATTTGGATCACTTGATGTTTCATTAGTTGATTGTGCTTCTTGATTATTCAATCGTTGCTCTAATGCAGTCACACGTTGTTCTAATTGAACAAAAGCCTCTGATTTTTCTTCTGTTGTTTCTTTTTCTGGTTCAGTGACAACATCTTCTGCACTTTCAATTTTTTCTGGTGATTCTTCTGTTGATTCTGTTTCAGGTTCTTCTTTGATAATTTTTTCTTCTTCTGCCATTTTATTTACACCTCTTTATTTTATAAAAATAATTAAGCAAATAATTTGCTTGTTTCAATTATAACATAAAAATAAATAAATGTATAAATTTGTATCGTTTCTTATTCATAATCCATCGTTTAATTTTGAATGTATTTTTCTTAACCTTTTACTCAAAATTTCTCTCGCAATGCGCTCAAATTATAGTCTCGTTTTTGGGAGGGGGTGGGGTGAAGTATAAGAAAAATTATTCTTAATAAGATCGGAAGAGCACACGTCT